TACAGCGAAAAGGTCATCCACAATCAACGGTCTTACTTTTATGTCCATTTATTAACTCCCTCCACCACCAGCCATTTTGGGAAACCGGATTTCCCACGGTTCTTCGTCCAGGTTTTCTGGGTCAAAATGCCCGGTAAAGGTAATTTCAATGCCAGCCTCGTCTTTGTCGGCGGTATTAATGCTGAAGTTCCCGTCGGCCAATGCATTCTTCACGATGCAGATTACAGGTTCTTGACTGCCGCTGATTTCCCCCACCAGGGCTACGTTTTTGAGGTAATCGCTGTCCTTGATGGTAAGCTTCCGAGTGATTATGTCGTGAGTGCCGTTTTCCTCCACCGTCGCCCCTGCCAGGGCAGCTTTCAAATTCTCCGTCGTCATCTCCAACAGGTTGGCCACAATCTGGGCCCTTACCTCAATAATACGTCTTAGACCCTTCACGGGGCCCCTTGCCCCATCAACTTCTATTTCCCTGACGTCCTGCTCGATGGTAAATGTATTGCCACCCCTCGTGGCCCCCAACAGCCGTTCGTCCGGCTCGTCGTAGTTGAGATAAACTGCCCCTGCATCAACAAACAGTCTCTTGACCGTCTCCGTTGTAACACCGTGATACCTTGCCAATTTTCATCACTCCTCAAGAAGTTTCTCAATAAACTTTTTCCGCCAGGCTATGACGGAAAACTGATGTGCCAAATGCACTATCCCGGAAGTGTCCTCCGGTATCAGGCCCCGGGTGTCGAGACTGCACCGGATAGCCTCATAATCCGGGTGTGTCAACCGTTGTCGGTCGAACAGTTCCACAATCCTCTTGCTGATGGCCTTGGCAGTCCCCGGGTGCCCTCCATCGTTGTAGTCCCATACGTCAATATAGAGTGTAAACACCCGTCTCCCCCAGTGGCCGCTGGCAGTATCGCTAAGCCGGAACACCACATAAGGAAAGGGGGTGTCCGGCTCCGCCCATGTCTGGAATATGGCCGGCATACCGTCAATCTTGGCCAACATATCAGTAAGTTTTTGGTCATTCAGCAATCGCTGAACTATTGCACCTGCCAGCATCAAAACCACTTCCTTGACAGGATTTCTTTGATTGTAGGGAGTTCCTCATCAAAGGTCGGCTTCAAGAAGGGCCTGGCAGCCATTTTGCTCGTTCCGAATTCCAGCATCGGGGCCTTCTTGAGTTCGCTACCGACCTCTCCCCTCAGCACCTGCAGTTCGCCGACAATGCGGTACTTAATACTGCTTCGCAGCTGCCCTGTCGCAACTGCCGGCGGCTCACCGGGAGCTGAAGCCACATAAGTTTTCTTTGTGCCCGGTACCCGGTACACTCGCCCCGTCCTTTTCCCGCTCAGTTTCTCCTTGGTCTTGTTTTGCACATGTATGCAAGCCTCTGTCATCCGCTGGCCGGCAATACTGTCCAGAGCGTCTATGACCTTGTCCAAATTTCGCTTAAGTTCAATCTTTATGCCCAACAAAAAGCACCTCTGGCTAACCTTCTTCCGTACAAATCAAGTCCAGCCGCCTGCCTAGCTCCTGAGGGTTGAGAATTGACACGATCTTGAATACCCTGTCCTTGAATTCCAGCCTGTGGTCTATCCGGTCAAGGCCGGGATAAGGCCGCAGGCTTATTTTATGTGTCACTTCCACGTCCAGCTTCTGCCACTCCAGCCGTTCTTGGGCACTTACCGGGGAAATACTCGCCCATACCGTGTCTATGGTCTTCCAGTCATATTTCCANCCCTCACCGTCAAACATCCGTTCTCTTTTTTGAATGTTCACTCGATGCCTATATCTCGCCATCAGCTACACCCCCGGGAGCTTACGGTACGGCCACAAGTCTCGATATTCCTCGGCATCCCAAATTTGAGTATGACCCTCAAAGCTCTCATGATGTAATCCTTCTCCGCGACGTTGGAACTGCCTGGCCACACGGTTCAGGACCCAGATCTCAACCTCTTCCGGAACAGGGTCATCTCCAAAATCGTGGTTTAGGTACCGCTCCGCAGCATTGGCGGCGGCTGATAGCATCCGTTGGAGCACAACGTCCTCGGCATCGTGGTCAATATGCAGGAACGCTTTTACCTCTTCAAGGGTCAGGGTTATCTTGTCCTTGAGTGCCATTTCCTACCATCTCCTTCAGGGCNTTCTCCGCAGCCTCCTTGCCCTTCACCTTACTGCCGTCTGGAAGTTCATACCAGCCGCCACCGATATGCTTGATTTGCGGGGTAACCACCTTGGTCTGGTATGTCACCCTCACGGCAAGCCGCCGCTTTTCCAGTTCCCTTGCCATTTCCTCGCGGATTTCAAATTCAGAGCCGCGAGGAATGAGGCCCTTCGGGTACCAAGAAAAAGTCCGAAGGGCCTTCATCCTCACGATCATCCATAACCCCCCTTACGGCTGCTGCGGCGCCTNGTCGANCTNCGGCGCCTCGTCGAANTNCACAGCTACGAAGGCTTCAGGTCTGAAGATGGTCAGGGCAATCCGCTCTTCGGCCAGGATTGCAACCATGTTTTTCACGAAGAAGTCATCGTGCTGCTCAGCAACCCGTATGGTGGTCTGCTCCCTATCCCAGAGCATGGCACCCATACGGAAAGCGCCCAGGAGACATTCGCCCTCTTGGATTGCCGTGGTATCAACTACAGGCACCCTCCACAGTCTGGACTGACCGCCTTCGGTGACAGATACCCAGATATAGCGTCCGTCACTACCCTTGGCTAGCTCGATGTCCTCCCAGTCCTTCGGATGCAACACGATGCCCGTCACCGGGTACTCGGCTACCCTTGCCAGGGTGATTGCGCGGCGGATAGCATCAATCTTGGTGTCCCCGGGCTGACCCTGGCTCCATTGATAGTTCTGGATTGCCGGATGTGTCATGATACCCTGCAGGTTGGCACCGCCGGCACCGTACAGGATTTCTTGCTCCTCAGCTTGATTCAGCCCGTATATTAACCGCTGGTCCACATAACCCCTCAACTGCGGCGCATCGAAAAGAATCTGCCGGCTGGCCGGTATCCAGTGGGCAATAGTCTTAACCGATTCGGTTTTGAGATTGAACGACAAATTAGACTGCGGCTTGGCTTGTGTCTCAGGAACAACGGCAGCAGAGTTCTGGAATCCTACTTCCTCAACATATTCAATGGCGTTGCTAGTGGTGGTAGAAGTGGCAAGCAGTTGCCGCAATGTCGTCGGCCGGTCAGGCGCAGCAATTACCTCCGGATACCGATACGGCACCACCAAAGCACCGGCAGAAGCCGGGTCGGAAGTCAGGGTCTTAACCTGTACCGGATCACAGTAAGGCACGCCTCGCTGCACCATTGCTTTGTACTGCTCGGACTCAATGAACTGCTGCCCGATAGACTTCACAGGCTCCCCACCGTAGAATGGCCGCTGTCCAGCCTTCTGAAGCTCGATTATTTCGTTGTTGAGCTCCACGATCCGCTTGTCCAGTTCATCAATGGACTTGGCCGTCTTTGCAGAGGTTTCACCGTGTGCCTTTATCTCCTCGGCCTGCTTATCAAGCTGGCCTTTCAACTCCTCCGCCGTCTTTTTGAATTCAGCAAGAAGTTCTTTCAAATCCATTTATTAGCTCACACTCCTCAAAGATTTTCTAAACTCTCTCAACTCTTCCAGCACCGACTGGAATTCTTCCGNGTCAATGCCATCCAACATTGGCGGCTCCTGGCTCTTCGGAGTGGAATTCTCCGGCTCCTCGAAAGTAACCAGAAGTGCCTGAAGTGCTTTTATGGCATCCTCTATCCTCTGCCGGCTGACAGTGGTGAGGAAATGCCCTGCTTTGATATACTGCTCCAGCTGGGGGATGCGCTTTAGCAGTTCCTCCAGCTCCCTGCCTTTTACCCCGGTGATAACGGCCTCCTNGTTGGCCGGGAAGGTTACCGGGCTGAATTCATACAGCTTTAGCTCCTTCAGATGAACGATCCGCTTGCCGTCCTCCAGCTCCTCAATTTCACGCTTGACAACGTCATAACCGATAGACAACCGGTCCACCACGCCGTCCTTCATCAGCTGTAGCCTGTCCTGATTTTCTCTGGTTTTGGACACCTTAGCCACCACATAGAGGCCCTTGCTGTCCTCTTCCATGTGCTTAGGGACCCCCATCGGGTCGTAGTGCTGCCACAACNCTTTNATTAGGTTTTTTGGCAAGCGTTCTTGTATCGTCTTCTTGAAAGCCCCTTTTTCGACTATGTCCCCGACTAGATCCACATTGCCAAAGGTGCTGGCATACCCCTCAAACTCATATTTCTCCAAGTCCACCTTCGCCTCGAAGGGAAAGCTCTTGATCTCCATCCCCCTACCTCCTCACATCATAAATCTCCGTGCACCGGCACATCACCGTCTGACTGGCGGCCGCTCCCAAACTGGTATCGCCGGGGAACATTAGAAGGCTGCCATCCGGTGCCTCGAAGGGCTCATTTTTGCTCCGCCGCTGGCCGTCCATGTCGGCATGGTCCTCCCGTACTCGTTCATCCCGGGAGGACAACCATACACGCTGGTAATCAAGTCCCGTTTGTTCTGCAGCAAAATGGCTGCCGGCATTGGATGCAGCCACCACCTCGGTCCTGGCTATGGTCATGGCCCGTCTTACCGAAAAATCTTGATATAGTTTTCTAATCCTCCGGGCTATTTCCTGAGTGCTCTGCCCCTCCTCGAAGCCAGCGGTGATTTCCTGCTTTATCATGTCTTTTGTTGTTCTGGTAATCCGAACAACTTTTTCTGCAACTACTGCTTCTATCCAGTTCCGGGCTTCGCCCAGCCACAGGTCAAACTCAAACTTCCGTTCAGGTGACCCGGCGCTCTTTGACAGGGCCTCGCCGGTTTCCTGCCCGAAGTCTTCCATCACAGCCACATATACCCCAGTCATCAGGGTTTTCCACTCTGTCATTTGTGCATCGATTGCCCCATCCACATCCTTGCCCTGCTCGTATGCTTCGGATACTGCCTTGCCTTCATCCCTAAACCGCTTGCCCACCAGTTGGGCTACTTTCCGTTCCCAGTTCTGCCGGCGGCGGTCGAACCGTTTCCAGTATGCCGCTTTCTGGCTTTCTTCGGTAAGGTTCCAAGCTTTGTTGAGCAGTGACTTGCCCTCTTCGCCTTCGTCCGATTCCTCACCACCCGGCTCCTGTGCCGTCATTCCCGCCGGCAGCAGGCTCATGGGCAAATATCCTATATCACCGCCGGGGATATCATCGAAGCCCAATTCAAGCTGCTGGTTTATCTGATTAAACGGTACTCCCATTGCCCACAGAGTTTTTGCCGTTTCGATCTTATCGTGATAATTCTCCTGAATGGCTTCAACATTCGACACATCAAACTCCAGCATCAGGTCGTCCCCGAATTCTGGAGTCAAGGCCAGGTTGAAAGCCGACTGCAAATCCTCCAAGAAAGGAATGACCGTATCCAGCCAGAATATTTTCCTCGCCGTCTCAATGTTTGCCAATGTCGCATTGTCATATATTCCCACCATCGGCGGCGGCACCTGGAAGATGGCACAGATTTCTTCACGGGTCATTTTCCGGCTCTCGATGAAGTCCATTTCAGCTGGAGAGAGTGACATTTGATGCCAGGTAGCATCCCCGCCTAGCACCCACGGAGTACGGGCATTATCAGCACCCTGATGCTGCTCCCTGACTTGTCTCCTGGCTTCTTCCCACTGCTCCCGGGTGAGGGGTTCCTTGAAGCTAAACACCCCGTCCGTAATTGCCCGATTCTGCAAGGCCACTTTGTTCCACGTCACGGCCTCCACATCTGTATCAACGNTCCGGGCTCCGGCCTGCAAGGGAGACATTCCCCAGTAGGGGTTACTGGGATCAATGAACATCACGTGAATAATATCTTCAGGCTTGATGCTGTGCTTGACGCCGTCTTTCTCATATTCGTACCGCTCAATGAACTTCGTTTGGCTGGGCACCGGCTTTATTCCATCCGGGCCGATTGGCCAGAGCTCTACCACTGCCCCCCGGGCCCGGATCTTCGTCCACAAGGCATTCCCACTTAGATACAGATGGGCAGTCATCCTTTCTATAAGATCCTGTCCGCTCATGTACGGATTAGGTTTTTTCAGGAGCTCCTCCAGCGGATGGCCGGGCACAACTTCCCATTCGCCGGCTTTTGTCCGCCGGCTGACTACCCACGGTACGCTGGCCACGGCTTTCATTATGCGATGAATACATGCATATACCCACGTGCTGGCCTTGAACCCGTCTCGGACGGCTTTGTCCGCGCTCCAGTCCGTCCATATTGGCTTCCCGCTCTGCCACACCGGCAGCAGCTGGCCGGTGGTTACGCTCTTCATTTCCTGCGGCGATACGCCGAGCAGCCACATGCCTAGGGCCTGGCGCAGACTAATACGTTTTCTCTCCATTCACTCACCTCCTAGGCCCTGCCGATGAAGATGCCTTTGTCTTTGGCCAACTGTTCAAATGCACCGGATACAGCATCAATCTGGTCATCATGTGCCCCGTGTGGGAATAATTCTGCTTCTTCCAAAAAGTCATTTATCGACGGGCCTCGCACCAGCTTTACATTCCCTGCCTCTGCCTGAGAACTAACCGGGTTTGCCCTAATTTCTTTCGAACCTGTTGTCTTGTTTCCATAAAAAGCAAAACCGGCTAGTATCCTGCGCCGGTAATGGTCTATTGTATTTACTCCGCTACTGCCGGGCTCCTGCTCCATGTAAATCGTTACTCTCTTCCCGTCCAACTCTGCTGTCTGCTTAATGAATTTCTCCACACCCTGCGGTGTGGCCCTGGTCCTCTTAATGTCAATAATGTAATATATCCCGTCTTTTTCACCTACTAATGCCCCTGCTGTCCAGTCCGGGTCTTTACCAGGCTTCGGTTCCGTAGCCGCCAGGTCCCAGTACCTGACCAGCCGGGCATCGGCCGGGTAACTGTCAACAATCTCAAACCATTCCCGCTTAAACTTGTTGCCGGCTTCCCTTGCGGTCCAGTCCCCTTTGAGGAGTTGTTGCCGGGTTATGGGGTCAAGGTGCATNAAGCTTTTTATATACTCTTCCCGGTCAATATGCGGGTTGTCATCCAAGCTTGCTGGCACAAAAGGCTTGTCCCCGACAACAAACCTCTGTTTTACCCANTCGTGCCCGACACCGCCCGGGTTTGANGCNGCCCGCATCCTCAATGGTATTTTTGAGCCCTCAAGCCTCCTTAACCGGGAGAACAGATAAAGGTATTGTGTTTCAGTGAATTGCGTGAGCTCATCAAAGCCGATGAATTGAAACTCGGCAGACTGGTAGCGGTACTTATCGTTTTCGTTTTCCAGGTATCCGAAGCTCAAGGTGGCCCCGGAGGGAAACGTCCATGTTTTGTTTTTCTCGCTCCATTTTGCTGCTGTTCCCTGCAGCCATTCATGCGCCCGGTCCATGAGGGCTCCAGGGAGTGCAAGGTCTGTATATGTCCGCCGGAAAAGAATAGCAGCATAACCTGGTACCTCGACGTACTGCAAAGCCGCCATTAGCAAGGCGTCTGAATTATGTGTTGGAATCATATTTCGTCCTGCTAAAAATATTCCATCTGGGGAAGCGACTTTAATACATTTTACCGGAACGCTTTCTACCTGCTCACATGAAACAATATATCTAAACTTTATTGTTCTTCTGTGGCCGGTTATTTTCTGTTTTGCTAATTTCCTTTGTAACCGAAAGACGGGAACATCTGCCATCCACTTTATCCGGTATTTTGTACCACAATCCTTACCGTTTAGTGTTGCTTTGCCTGTCTGAATAGCAGCTTTCATGCCTAAACTGATTATGAGCTCGAAAACGTCTTTGGCAAGTCTCTCGTTCGTTGTCGTAAACTCAACTGCGCCAGATTCGCAAGCATGCCCGTCTGTATCCATTAAACCTTGTAGTAATTCCAGCCTTTGCTCATAAGAAGAGCGCAAATATTCACGGGGGATATGCTTGTTCCCTAACAATCCGGCAGCCCGCAGCTTTGGGGAAAAACCAATAGTGCCATAAGCATATTTCCCTGACTGTCTAGTAACTTTATATCCAGCCTTTTCAAAAGCTTCTACAATCTCCGGGTCTTTTGTTGTGAACGAGCCTCCATTCGTCCGTCCATCTCCCAACCATACCCCTAAAAGATAAGGTTCTATCGGTAGTATTTTTTCAGGAAGCTGTAATGCTCCCTGCACCGGAACAGCATGGTTGCGACGCCCACTCGTCGTTAGTAAAGTTTTAGCAATTTCCTTTGTAGTCCGTATATTCCCTTTTGGTGGTTCTTTCGTCGGGGGAGGAAATTTCTTATTTCTCTCTGTAATAGCAGCGACAAATTTAGCAGATTTTCTGCCTTTTGCACGACTCGGCCTTTTCGCTCTTCTTTTAGCTCTCCATTCATCATTACGCCTGGTTAAAGCCACCAATTCTTTAGCATCAAAAGTTAGCCATTGATGTTGTTCGTCCGCTATTATTTCTGCACCGTCATCAAAGCATATTTTATAACAAGGACGGTTTAACATTATTTCTGACACAGCTACAACTTTTGTAGGGTTACCATTTTTATCAAAAACATAATCTCCGACTTGGATGTCCCCCATGCGCTTCCAACCATCGGGAGTGGGAATTACCTCGTCCACCCAAAGAGCTTTCCCCCCGCCGGCCGCCCCACCGTAAAATACTTCCAAATCCGGCATCAGTAAGAATTCTGCCTGCTTGGGGGTCGGGTCATGTGGTATCCAAGGGTTCTCCAGTATCGTCGCCCTCATCACTGCTGCGAAATACGCCTCGTCGTGCAAGCCGGCGGTAGACATCTGCATATTGTTCGATTCGGTGTGTAATGTCGTACTCATACCTCTGTGTCACCTGCCCTTGCATCTCCTGCTTGCCTATCTCGGTTGGCTCGCCGCGGCTCAAGCGCTCCAGCCTTGTCGCAATATCAAGCCACCTTGCCATATCTGCCGGGCTTAACTCCGCCGGGTCAATCTCCTGCAATCGCTGCGCTACCCTTTGCTGAAACGCCATAGCCAGCTTTGCATGGCGCTCTGCCATCTCGAGGATCGCCTTCTCTTTCTCTTTCCGCTTTTTGCGTTCAATATAGTCATCATATGCCTGAGCCCGTTCATACCCTCGGTATTTCTCCATCCACCTAGACCAATGTCGGCGATTTGTCGGTTTTTTGTTGGCTTCAGACAAAGCTTTATCCAGACTTCGCTCAGGACCTAAATCCCTATAAACACAAAAAGCAGCGTATGCCTTGCTGCTTTCATTATTTTGCCTTTCCCAAATCTCTGCCATACATCATCACCACTTTTCCTATGCTTCGTGCATATTCTAGTTCCATTCTGCATCCCTCGCTGTCGCCGTATACCCAGACCTCATCGCAGATATCAATAAGCCTG